AAGCAAGCGATAGCAACCATGGCTGATAGTGTAAGTGTAAGTGTAAGTGATAGTGTAATAAATAAGAAAGATAAAAATGAATATAGGGCGTTTGCTCATTTGTCAATTTCGCAAACTCATTTTGATTTACTTGTTGCTGATGGTTACACTCAAAAACAAATTGATTCGGTATTGGATGAAATCGAAAACTTTGCGGGAAATAAAAAATACAAATCGCTTTACCTTACCGCAAAAAATTGGTTGGCTAAAAAATACCCAAAACCAAATCAAGTAATAAAAACTGATTTTGCACAATCAATTCAATCGGGAATCATTAAAATTTCAAAAGATGTTGATTAAGCAAGGAAGCGCACTCAATTACCTTTTGGATTACCGCAACGGGAAAATCAAAAAGGGTTTGGGATTGGATTGCATGATGGATGATTATTTGGTTTTTAAACCTAAACAACTCAATATCATTCTTGGACATGATAACGTTGGCAAAACCTATTTTATCAATTTTTACTTTTTAGCGCTAGCACTAAAGCATGATTTAAAATTTGTTATTTGGTCGGGTGAAAATAACCATGGGCAAATTTTACGCGACATGGTACAAATGTATTCGGGTAAGCCGTTTAAAGAATTGAATGAGCGCCAAATTACAATGTTTAGCGCCTATATTGAACAACATTTTACCTTTGTAGATAATTCAACGCTTTACAAACCCGAGGATTTGTTGAGTATATTTGAGCAAACCGATGCAGATGCTTGCCTAATTGACCCCTTTACGGGTCTTGACCGCAAAATGGGTTATGAGGGTAATTACCAATTTTTAAACGTGGCAAGGCAATTTGTAAACAAAACGGGCAAAACAATTTATATCAATACTCACCCAAACACCGAATCGGGGCGCTCATCAAATTTATATTCGGACAAACACGAGTGGGCGGGGCATTTAAAGGCACCATTAAAAGATGGGATTGAGGGCGGTAAATCGTTTCTAAATCGTTGTGATGATATGTTTGTTGTTCACCGCTTGGTCAAACATGAAACCATGAAATATTACACAATGGTTTCAGTTGAAAAAGTTAAAGACATGGACACGGGTGGCAAACACACGGCGTTGGATGAGTTTGTGTTGTGCGAATACAACAATGGATTGGGATTTAAAATTGGTGGCAAAGATGTATTGCAGAATTTGCGATATAAAGAGCCAAAACAATCCGAGATGAATATTGATACCAAACAAGAGGTGAAAACACCGCAAAACGCATTAAAACCGCAAAATAACGCATTTGAGGATTATTCAATTAACAATGATTGCCCATTTTAAACTTAAAACATGGATTTATTAACTTTTTTACAAGCAAAAAATGATTTGTCAATTACATATTGGAAAATTAAATTGACCCGTGAACAAATTGAAAAAGACCGACCAAGCGCTAAAGAATACATTGAGGGCGCAAAAGATAGTGAACAAAGATTAAAGCAAGTGTTAGATTTCATGTATTCACTAGAGGCGTATATTAAGCAACTAGAAAAAAGCAATTTCAAAGCAAATTACCATTTGATGCAAGCGCATGAAGAAATTAAACAATTGAAAATAAACGCTAAATTTGACGGCATTGAAAATGAATTGTAGTGCTAAAAAATATTGTTAGGTTTTATTGTGATTTCATGTTTGTAAAATTTGACGGGTTTGATGATTGCATTTTAGGTGTATGCGATGAAAGCAAGGTGTTGATTTATTCAATGGATAAAATGATTCAATCATTGCAAAAAAATCACGGCATGGCACTAGATGAGGCAATTGAATATTTTGATTATAATATAGCAAGTTTGAGGGGTGATTTTTTCCCAATAATTTGCGTTGATTTTTTTACTGATGAGGTGTAAAAATTGCAAAGAGAAATTTGAGCCAATTAGATTCAATCACAAATATTGCTTGAAAGATGAGTGCATTAAAGCGTTTGTTGATGAGGTAAAAACGAAATCATGGCAAACAAGAAAAAAAACCATGCAGAACAACATCAAAACGAAAAGCGATTTGATGAAAGAGGCGCAAAGTATTTTCAATACATACATACGTTTAAGGGATGCAAACAAACCATGCGTATCATGTGGCGGTGCGCTAGGTGAAAAATATGATGCGGGGCATTACTTTTCAATGGGCGGGCATAAATCGGTAACGTTTGATGAAAGAAATGTGCATGCTCAATGTGTGCGTTGCAATCGGTACTTGCACGGCAATTTACTCAACTATCAAATTGGCATTGAGCAAAGAATTGGCGCCTTTGAATTGATGAATTTGCATGAAATTGCACACAAAGAAAAAAAATATTCGGTTGATGAATTGCTTGATATTATTAGGATTTACAAGGAAAAAGTGAAAAAAGAGAAAAAAAAGTGAAAATTTTTTTTTGTTTTTGTTGTTATATTAAAATAAACTTTTACCTTTGTAAGGTCAATGTGACACAACACTTAAAAAAAACGCTATGAAAACGATTGAAAAAATTAAAGGTGACAGAATTTTAAAAGGTATGCAAATTTTAGTTGCAGAAGTGTACACACAAGAACATTACGCAATGAATAACGAATTAGTTCAATTTGCAATAACACCTAAAAAAAATAAAAAGACAGAGGTTCTAACTATTTTAGACTCTAAATTCGAAAAGTCTTACGATACTGGTAATGGGCGCGCATTTACTAAGTCTATCATTTGTTTAGATACTGCAGAATACGGAAAGGTTTATATTTACTCAACAAACAATTTTATTTTAGCATAATTAAACGAGGGGTGCGGCTCGGTAACGCACAAAATTTAAACGCTATGAAAATTAAAGCAACAGAAGTAAAAATCGGAATGAGTGTCTCTTTTGGTTGGGGTGAATGGTTAGAGGTAAAATCAATTCAAAAATCATTTCAAAAAAACGGAAAAGAATTAACAACTTTTATAGGCGATTCAGTTCAGATAACAACAAAGTCTACAAGTAGAAAATATCCAGTGATAGGTAATAGAAGTAATGTTAGTGAAACGTTTAAATCAGAAACACAAGTTAGAATTAAATAACAAAACGGGGGGTGCGCATCCGTAACGCACAATTTAAAACTTATAATCATGAAAAATTTATTTAAAGCATTGGCAGATTTTCAACAAGAGGCGCCAATTATTCACAAAGGCACCCAAGGGTTTGGTTACACATACGCCGATTTGCCCGCAATCTTTGAGAAAATTAACCCATTACTAAAAAAGCATGGTTTGGGATTCACCCAACTAATTAACACACATGATGGTGATAATTATTTGCGCACAATAATCTTTCACGTTGAGAGCGGAGAAAGCATTGAATCAAATACATTGATACCAATGATTCAGTTAAAAGGGCAAAATGATTACCAAGCATTTGGTTCGGGCATTACTTATTTTCGCCGTTATTGTTTGGCAAGCGCCCTTGCAATTGTGAGTGATAAAGATTTGGATGCAAGCGGTGAGCAAATTAAAAGTGAGCCAACAAAACCAACTATTGATAATAAACGCTTTCAACAAGCGCTTTTAACAATACAAGATGGTAAATATACACGCGAGCAACTAGAGGCATCATTTAGTTTGTCAAAAGGGCAAATTGATGTTTTAAATGCAATGTGAACATTAAAAAAATTATTGTAACATGGAAGCAAAGAATTTAAAAATACGCGCATCAATGGTTGGCAAAATAATGACCAACCCGCGTAAAAGCGGTGAGTATTTATCACAAACCGCAAAAACGTATATTCAAGAAATTGCCATTGAGCAAAAGTATGGCATTAAAAAAGAGTTTTGGTCGCGTTATACGCAAAAAGGTATCAATGTTGAGGATGAATCAATTGCCCTTGTTAATGATGTTCTAGAGGTTGGTTTTATTTACAAGAATGAAGAATATTTTGAAAACGATTTTGTAAAAGGCACGCCCGATGTAATCACCGATGATTTAATAATTGATGTCAAATCATCATACGATGCAACAACATTTCCATTTTTTGAAACCGAGGTGCCAAATGATGGGTATTTTTATCAAATGCAAACATACATGTGGCTTTGCGATAAACCAAAAGCATTATTGTGTTATT